TAAAAGTAATGTTGGTGGAACAAATGTACTTTGCTCTCGTCAATTGAATGTTGATGCACTTTATTTAAAAACAAATGATTTAATCTTTACAGATACAAGTATTGATTATACAGTAATTGCTTCAGATAAAGATGGTGCGACCACTGATCCTCTTCCATTAATTGCAAATGAAAATTATTTCTTCACAGGAAGAAAAATAGTTAAATCTTATGAAAACCAAACTGTCGTATCAAATACACCATTGTTAAAGAAACCAAGTTTAAGAATAAAAGCAAAATTAAAATCATTTAATGCTAATTTATCTCCTGTAATAGATTTACAAAAAATTGGTTTATTTGTTATATCGAATTCTGTTGATAATTTAACTTCAACAAACTTAAATGTTCCTGGAGTTGATAATAGAGATATATTAGTTAATAACACAATCGTAGATTCTGATACATTTATAACTGGAACAGGAACAATTACATCAGCAACAAACTCAACAACAGTCACTGGTACAGGAACATCATTTGTCACTGAAGGAAGAGTTGGCGATTTCTTAAGAGTTGGTGACACTGCAATTGGAGTAATTGCTTCAATTACGAATAATACAACAATTGTTTTAACAGCAAATGCACTTTCTGCACAAACTACTGCTGCTTATAAAATAGTAGCAAGACCAGTTGTTGAATTATCACACAATGCTAAAGGTAATGGACAATTAGTCACATGGATTGATGCAGCTGATAATTTATTAGCAAATACTCTAATTGGTTCTGAATTGGTTTTAAGTGGCGTTTATGCTAATGCTTTAGATGGAACTTATAAGATTGCAAATGTAGTTGAAGAATTTAATTTAGATCGTTATGCTGGTTCTGCTGATGGTAATAAAGTGACAGTCACACTAGATAGTCCTTTTACAAATATTCCAACATCAAATACTATATTTTTAGATGTTGTTAATGATGTATTAGAATTTAATTTATCAGGATCGCAAACATCAGCAACAAACAGTATTACAATAACATCAACAGCAAATAACACTTCAGTAATATCAGCTGGAGATAAAATTATATCAACTACATTATATGAAGTAGTGACACCAGATGGTGGAACAGCACAAAGATTAGAGAAAAGAGTAATTGGTACTGTTGCTTCAGTAGCTGCAGGTTCAATTACATTAAATGCAAATGCTACAGTAGCTTTAACACAAACTATGGCTGTTCGTAAAACATTAGCAAACTTTAAAATACAACAATATGATGCTTTTGTAGATGATTATGCTCCAACTGGTTCTACAAATTTAGCAAACTATATTACAAGAACATTAGCATTAGCTACTCCTGCTTCAAATATTAAAATATTATTTGATGCTAATGTACCAAATGATACAAATTTAAAATTATACTATCGTTCTTGGAGTGATTCTGTTGATCTAAATAAATTAAAATTTAATGAAATTACTTTACCTATTTCTTCTAAAGACTCATTAGATGTGTTTAGAGAAAGAACAGCTACATTAGAAAATATTACACCATTTCAAAATTTACAAATAAAATTGGTATTTAAATCAACAAATCCAGTTTATGTACCAAAAGTTAAAAATTTAAGAGTTATTGCATATAGTTAATCATATGAAAACAATTAAAGTTGCAGATCATAGAAATTTTGTTAGAGATCTTAATTCTCAGGCAATAATTAATACAAATGTTTCTGACTATGAAGAATATAAAAAACTAGAAGAAGCAAGTCGTATTCGTGAAACCACTATGGCAAACGAAATAAATAGTCTTAAGAATGATATTTCAGAAATTAAGTCTATTTTAAAACAAATAATAGGAAAATAAACAATGGCAAAACAAGCAGTTGTAGCAACAGTATCACAGGCTAACACGTTCGATCAATGGCGTGTTCAAACTAATTCTGTTATTACAAAAACAAATAACCAAGAAGATTACATTGGCGATCTAGCATTGCTTGATAATGCTCAACCAGATTTGGTTTCTGGAATAAACGAAGCACGTGGATTTTCTTTAGCAATAACAATAGCATTAGGATAAACAAATGGCGAATGTATTTACAAATGGTTTTCAAAGAGATATTGGAACAACACCAATTACAATATATACATGCCCTGCAAATAAGAAGTCAATTTTAATTGAATTAGATGTTTGTAATACAACAAACGCAAATGTTCAAGTTGCTGCTTATATAACTTCAGGTGGTCAGGATTTTCATTTAGTTAAAAATGCTCCGATACCAGCAGGTGGAACACTTCAGGTAATATCTGGGCAAAAAATTGTTTTGAAAAATTCAGAAATTGTAAAAGTTGTTTCTAATACTGCAACATCAGTAGATGTTGTAGCGAGTATTTTAGAAGACGTATAAACAAAAAAATAGTTAAACTTAAATGGCATATATTGGTTCATCAACAGTAATACCTATTACAACTCAAATCCGTCCAAGAGATGAGTTTGTATCGAATGGATTTCAGAAAGAATATTTTCTTTCTCAGGAGATTCCAGGAGGTTTTGAAAGTAATGTATTAGCGATTGTGGATAACGTTCCACAAGAGCCAATTAGTGCATACACAATTAAAGATATTCAAAGATTAACTATTTCAGCTGTAAGTGCAAATACATTAAGAAGTGTCAACCTCGCAAAACCAACATCAAGCCCATATACTGGTGTCACTGATTATTCAGCAAATACTACATTAATTACTGCAGTAAATCAATTACTTAATGGTCAAGCACCATTTGCTGCAAGAGCAAATAACACAATACGTTTAGAACAAAGATTAGTTTCAAATAATAATTTAGTTTCTTCTATGACAATAGATAAAACAGATTCTTTGACCCAACCAACTGCTTTTAATGGTACTTCAGTTTCAGGTATATTTACTTCGAATACAATTAACGAATATGTAATTTTTCATGATGCCACAGCAAATGATTTTCTTGCTTTAACAACAACAGGATTAGTGACAAGAGCAAACACTGGTGCTATTAGTAATATCGATGATAAATTTTATACAGTTTCTTCTTTCAGTAGTGAAATAGAACAACCAAAAGCTGGAGATAAAATTACACAAGCAAGTAGTGGTGCGATAGGATTTGTGGCAAATGCTACATCAAGTTTTGTTGATGTTGTTCTTTCTGGTTCAACTAATTTTACCACACAAGGTAGTGGTGGTGGTGTAGTAAATTATGTAGAAGGAAAAAGTGTAGATTTTAATACTGATACAATTACATATGAAAGTATCATAACTGGTTCTTTTGATGTCACAGCAGTTTCTACAATTAAATTTAGAGGATTACAATTTACTGGATTCCCAAGATCAGGACAAAAAATTCTTATTAACCATTTAGGTGGTAGCAACTTTCAAGTAAATCCAACAGCTGGTAGTGTCACTGATTTAGCATTATCAGATAATTTAAAAACATTTACAGTTGATAAATTTACATCAACACAAGGACAAACAACTTTCACATTATCAAAGAGTCCAGTAAGTGTTCAAAGTATTTTAGTGACAATTAATGGTGTTGTACAAACAGATACAGTTGGTTATACTTTACAAAATCAAAATCAACTTTTATTAAGTGCACCATTGAATGCAGGAATATCTGTTAATGTATTACATTTAGGATTCAGTACAGTTTCTCGTAATTCATTTGTTGATGGAGCAATCACTGCTGCAGCAATTCAAGATTTAGGAATTACTGGTTCAAAAATAGCAAACAATACAATTACAAGCAGCAAACTTGTTGCTGGCTCTGCAATTGCAAATATAGGTTATACACCACACGATCCAACTTCAGTAAGTCAACAAAGTTATACTGGAGGTGTGACATTTAATGCTGCTGTGACATTAGCAAATGGACATCTTGTATTTCCTGGAACAGCAAACCCAGCTACAAATGATAATACTTTAGATGAATATAGAGAGGGTGATTATACACCATCACTTTCAGTCGCTGCAGGTGGTAATTTAAATACACTTACTTATGGTACAAGATTAGGAAAATTTATAAAAATTGGTAGATTATGCAAAGTTTCAGGTTCAATTACAATAACTGCTCTTGGAGCATCGAATGGCAATCTTTTCATAACATTACCATTTAGTACAAACCAAACAGGAAATAGACCAAAAGATTGGGGAACACTGGTAATATCCAATGTTCAGGGAACATTTACAAATCCTATAATCTTTACAGATAATTTTGGATTATCAAATACTGCAGTTTATGTGATGAAAGGTGCAACACAAGCAACAGTGGCAGATTTAACTAGTACATCAGTTTTGGAATTTAGCATAACATATATTACAGAAGTATAAGATTAAAAAATACTAAATAAGGGAATAAAACATATGCCTATTAGCAAAATTCTTTCTAACTCAATCCAAAACGATCTAAAGTTGAAAGGGAAAGCAACAGGATTAGTCGCTGATACATCCGACAATCGCTCGAACACCCCAACAACTGGAGACGTAAGATTTAATACAACTCTTAGAAAGTATGAGTTATACAATGGAGATAAGTGGCAAACAGTTGACCCAAGTGAAATATCAATGGCAATGTCCATAGCATTGGGATAACCTAATAAATTATATTATGAGATTTAAAAGTTCTGATGAATGGGAATGGGAAATAGTTTTTAGTGATCGTAAGAATAACTTTGTTCTACAAAAAGCCACAGGTAGTAAGAATAAAGAGGGGTGGATAGGTATTCCACATATAGAATTATGTACTTTAACAGTACTTAAAGATGGATTGGTTTCAATTAGAGATTGGGACACAAAAAGAGATTTAGGTGTAATGGGTCCAAATTTTAGATTTCATTATACTCATATAATGAAGGGATATACAAATCGAAAAGATTACTTTGGAAATGATCTTCCTTCAGATAAAGAGATACTCGAAACAGCGAGTAAATCACACGTAAGATTGTTGACTATTTCTGAAAAAAGTGTATTTTATTGTATTTCAGACCCATTAAATAAAGTTATTTGGGATGGATATTCAAATATACTTGATAATAATTCGGAAATATTCAAGATAAACAAAAATACATCAAATTATAAGTTTGTCGCACTAGACGAAAACCTAAATATTGATGGTAAAAAGATTGAAAAATATCGTCCGATTGGTCTGGATGTGTATGATAAAGATATAACTTTTACAGGGAAAGGAATGTATCTTATTACTGCACCTCTTGGAATATATAATAAAGATGACAGTCCAGTTCCGAGATATGTAAACGATAATTAATTTTAAAGGAAACACGCAATGGCAAAAAAACTATTATTCACATACGACATTAACACAGCACAAAATGCTATCTTCCTATATGGAAATGTACCATTAGAACGAATTCTATTAATTACTAACGTTGATGCTGGTAAAATTATATACAACTTTGCAGATTCAACTCTTGGATCAACATCTTGCACATATCAACCAGCCATAGATCAAACTAGATTAGTCCTTGCTGCGAATTTTGCTTCACAAAACTTTGGTCCAGTGACTGCAAATACAAGATTACAAATTTTCGTAGAAGAAGAGTTTGCTAGAGTAGGTTTTGAAGAGGCGATGCTTGACCCTGTCAACAAATTGCGTATATCGGCTCCTGAAAACCTTATCGACACTGACTTTGAATATGGATCTCAATCTACAAAATGGGAAACACTTCAATCAGTTTTAAACATTCCTACAATTTATTCTTCTTCAGGAGATCTATCACTTGAAGGACTTGTATCAATTAATACAACAATAGCATCCAAACAAGTTCGTTGTACATTCACAACTGCGCATCAACAAAGTATTGGTAATCCGATTGTGATTCAAGGTGTTAGTGATATTACTTGTGAAGGAGCATTCCTTGTCACAGGTGTAATTAGTTCTACGGAATTTTTCTATGAAATAGATCAACCAGCAATTGTGACTCAAAACGTTGCTGGATCTTACACTTCGATTGTTCCTGCTAAATTTTTTGAAGGATCAAATTTAATTTTAGATCCAAATGCATTTGATCCAAACACAGGAGCAGCAATTAATCCTATTGCTACTGATGGTGCTACTCCTTCTGTTTTAACTGTTAGAACACTTGAACCACATGGTCTTAAGGTAAATACAAAACTTTATTTACGTCAAACGATTGGTCCAAAAGTTTTATCAATTACTGATCCAACAGGAACTGCTCCAGATGGACGTCCTTTTATTGATTCATCTCCAACAATTACTATCACAAACAATGTCAATGCTTCTACTTCAACTGCAGCAGCAGAATTTAAATATGATCGCCCTGTCACCACTTGGGATTGGGAAACAACTTATTTCAAATATCTACAATCAGCAGATGTAAACGCAGCAGCAGATGAAATTACTTGGAATGCTCACGGATTATCAGCAAATGCTGCATTACTTTTCAATACACAGGTTCGTGGTGATGATACCACACCAGCTACTAATGGTGGAATGGAAGATGGTAGAGTCTATTATGCTAAAATCGTAGATGCTAATACAATTCAATTATGTACAGATTATGGTACACTTGCTTCAGTCGTAAATCTTTCAGCAATCAGCACAACAAGAGGATTTCCTAGACTTGGATTAGTTTATAAAATTGAACAAAGAAGTGATGGAAATTTATTTACTGCATTTTTCTCTCGAAATGTGACCACAGGTGCAACAGGACAGTTTAATATTGGTAATATTAACAATACTAACACAAACTCATTCACTTGGAACGTTCAAAGTATAATGGGCGCAAGCAGAATTCCTACAAGAATGGTAATTACGCAATTAAACTTCTCTGGAGCAAACACTAATAGTAGTCCGATTAACATTACTTACATAGCACAAAATTATTTAAATGCAGGATCAAGCAATATAACTTATTCTCTTGGTGCTAAAGGTGCATCTCCTGGAACTGAATTTCCAAATACAGATGTGACAAGATGTTTATTCCTTTCTTCTGGTAGTTATTTTATTAACGTTCAATATCAATTTGGTGCAATCAACAGAGATAAATTCGGAAACCCAACTTCTAGCTATAACGTTGTTTGGACTGGATCTTTAGATCACGTGCCTACTGCTTTAAACACAGCACATTCAGGATCAGATTTAGCAGGAGAATCATTTGGTAAAGGAACAACAGCTGGAAACAAAATAATTGGATTCCAAGGTGTTGCAAATAATGGTACTTCAGTTAATGGTGCACTTGATCCATTTACTCATCAAGCAAATACAAGAAATAATGGAAGATATGGAACAGGTATCATTCCTTATAATTTCCAAGCAACATCAACAACTACATTAGGATCAATAGCAATAAACTTCCCACAAGCTGGAAATGCAAACTATGGAACAACTTCTGAAATATTTGTTAGCTTTGCGAATGAATTAACAGCTTTAAGAAATACTTTCTATATTCCATCTCATGGAATAACTGAAAATGAAACTTGTACAATTAATATTACAGGTGCAGGACTTTCAACTACAAACAGATTTGCTTTTTGCAATTCTTCATCAACTGTAGTTCCTTATAACTTGACATCATTTCAAGTGACAGCTAACGTAGTTAATTCAAATTATATTAGATTTACAAGTAAAACTTCACCATTCACGAATGACGTTGCTGCATTCCCAGTAGAATTCAACGTTCAAAATAATAAAACTAACACATTGTATAATACAATCTTTATACAAAACCATAAAGTTTCAGGAACAACTAATGCAGTTTATTCAACTGCAGGAACAGTAATTGGTGGTTTGACAAATAATACTACTTTTCAATTACAATTCGTAAATGACTCTCGTTTATTACTTAAACAAGCAGGTCAAGTAGGTGCTGGATCAGCTACAACAGCAGCATTTGGATCAACTTCAAATGCGCAAAACCAATCATTTACAGTAAACTTTGAAACACCACTTGGTTCAGTTCCAACGAATGCAGTAGTGACGATGGTTCAACATCGTGGAAGACTTTCAACAGCTTCTCGTTTCGTATCACTGAAATTTGCTGATAATATAAATTATAATATTGGTGCAGTAAATGGACAAGATACATCTACATTTCAAAATGAACCAACTTGGGTTCCAAAGAATGTTTCTTCATTCTTAACTGGTTCTCCAGTAGGTGTTGTAGTGACTGCATCACCAACAGCTGGTGTTAATAGAGCAGTTCCAGGAATGTCAAACTGGTGGGAATTACGATTTTTAATTTCAACTCAATTAGGTGAAATAGTTTTAACTTCTTCTGGTTCAGGAACTCAAGTGTTTACAATTACATCTCAAGATGGTGCTTATGATGGAATATATCCTATTGCTTCAGTGCCAACAAATGATTCATTTACACTAGCATTACCATTCTTAGTTCCAGCGAGAACTTATACTTTCAATTCAAGATCAACTTCGAATAGTGGTAATGTAGATTCTACAGCTGATACAATTGTATTAGGTACAGCAAACCCTTATAATCCTACAAACTTCTTTCCAGGAGAATTAGTATCATATGCTCAAGGAGCAGGAAATACAGATATTATTAATGATGTTTCTGTAGATAATGCGGAAGTATATGTAATTCCAGTTAGTGAATTCGTAATATCACTTTCAAACTCTTATGTTTCAGCGATTGCAGGACAAGTAATACAATTAACACCAACAGGTGCGTCACAAACTCAAACAATTAGTTCACATAATATATTGAAGACATCAAAACAGACTGGATCTGTTTCTGGTACTATTAATGGACGTGTATTAACTGGTACAGGAACTGCTTTCTTAAGTAAATTTAAGAGATTTGATTCAATATTCATTTATATTGGAAGTTCATTGAAAGAATTTATAGTTGATAGAATTACTTCAGATACTGAATTAACAGTTGATCCAGGTCGACCAGCATTCCCTGCAACATTTTCTGCAGCGACTTTTTCTACATTAACAACAATCAATTTAAGACCAGATGGTTTCTCATTACATAAATCATTTGATGGTGGTATAGATATCACTGCTGGTACTTCACCAAACAGTAAGATTGTTCGTCAATCTCGTAAGTATTTTAGATATCAGTCAGGAAAAGGTATTCAAAATTCATTCGCGATTAACTTTTCACCTTTTAAAACTTTACAAAAGCTTGAATATGAAGCACTTACAGTAGGTGGTGCGACTGTACATACTATTAAAGCAGTTTGTCAAGAACCACACAATTTATCTGTAGGAAATGTTATACTTATTGATAAAGCTGTTGTCACAGTTGGAAATAACGTTTACAATGGTACTTTCCCTGTGTCTCATGTTATAGATTTGAAATCATTTAGATATGTTATAGGATCTGCTCCAACTCAACAATCAGCAGCAGGATTCCCAGAATATGCAAGAGATACATGGTCTCAATCTTTTGTTCGTGCAGGTATGTTTGACGATGCAAACGGATTCTTCTTTGAATATGATGGACAATATCTATATGTTGTAAGAAGATCTTCTACCTTACAGTTATCTGGAACATGTAATGCTACCAAAAACTCACAAGTAATTACTGGAAATAATACATCATTCCAATCACAGTTAATTGTTGGCGATCATATACAAGTTAGAGGACAAGTATATCGTGTTATCGATATTTCATCTGATACTCGTATTGTAGTACAACCACCATATCGTGGAATTACTGCTACAGGTATTAAAACAACAATTCGTGAGGATGTTAAAGTAAAACAAGAATTCTGGAATATAGATCCTTGTGATGGAACTGGTCCAAATGGATACGTATTTGATATTCATAAAATTCAAATGTGTTATGCTGACTATTCTTGGTATGGTGCTGGTAAAATAAGATTTGGTACAAAAGATGCCAAAGGACATATTCATTATCACCATGAGTTTGTACACAACAATAAATTAAATGAATCATATTTACGTTCAGGAAATTTACCTGCAAGATATGAAATTGAAAATGGAGATGTTCCGACTTCTGCACCAACATTATTCCACTTTGGTACATCAGTTATAATGGATGGTACATTTGATGATGACGATGCTTACTTATTCACATCACAATCAAAACCATTCGTATTAACTGGAACAACAGCAACACAAACTGCAACATCGACTGCAGTTAGTGAATTCAGAGAAATTACATTAAACGCAAGACGTGTGTTTGTGTATTCTTTCCAATGTTCAGAAGCTGATGCTAATAAATGTCAAGTGGGAATGTTAATTAAAGATGCTACAGGAAATATTCCTGATGGATCTTTCGTTGCGCAGGTTCAAAAAGCAGGTGCTAATTCAAGAGTGTTTACATCTTTCCCTGCTCTAGCATCAGTTCCTTCAAATCCACAAATAGCAAGTGGAACAGTATTTACTGTTGGTGAAAACGCATTTGGTAATGGAGCAATTGACTTAACACGTCCAATTCCATTAGTTTCTGTTCGTTTAGCACCAGCTGTTGACTCTGGTATAACAGGCTCTGTTGGTGAAAGAGAAATTATCAATCGTATGCAAATGAAATTAAACAGTGGTGGTGTGACTGCGAATAAAGACTTAAACGTATTCTTTATTCTAAACGGAAATCCATCTAAATTAACTTTTGAGAAGAATCCTTCTCCATCATTATCAAATACTATTTCTCACGATACAGGAGATATTATTAAAGATGGTACAGTTATATTCTCATCAAAAGCTTCTCCTGGAACAACTTCATTTGATATATCAGGTTTGATCGATTTAGGTAATTCGATTCTCGGAGGAGATTCAGTTTATCCAAATGGTCCAGACTTAATCACGCTTGCGATACAGCCTACTGATACATCACAAATTACATCGGCATCACCTTTGGTTGTGACAGGTAAACTATCTTGGTCTGAATCTCAAGCTTAAGAAGAAAGTAAAACTTCTATGGCATATTTGGGAAGAGATCCAATTCACGGCAGTTCGCAAGTGCAAGTATTTGCACCGAATGGAGTCGCAACAACATTTTCTTTAGACTTTTCAATAGGGTCAACAGGAAGCATTCTTTTAATTAAGAATGGTGTTGTACAACAGCCAAATATAGATTTCACATTACTTGGTGGGGGTTCAAGCATTTCAATAGCAGGTGCTCCCATTAATGCTGGTGTAAGTTTATATTGCATTTATCTTTCTACTCAATATCTTCAAAATACATTACCTGATAATTCAATATCAGCTGATAAACTTTCATCATCCATACGTGGTAAATTTCCAAGTGATGTAATTGTGCCAGCAATTGGTTCAACTTCTTTAAGTTATGGTGTTGGTAAATTCTTTATATTAGGAAATGATACATCTTATACACTTACATTACCATCAGCACCAGCGATTGGTGATATGTTTTGGCTAACAAGACCAGTAAGTAATGCAATTAATGCGATTACAGTTTCTATTAATACAAATGGAAATAATATATCTTCTGGTGATACAAATGCAGCATTAAATGTATTAAATGGTGCTTCCGTCAGTGTTTTACTTGATAAACTTGCGAGCACAGACTCAAGAAGAACAAGATGGTTTGTTTATGTAGGCACAGTTGCGAGTGAAAATATAGGTTGGTTTATGTATAGGGTTGATGCTTTTTAAAGTATATAATTAATAAATAGGAATAGAAATTTATGGCACAAATTACCGACTTATTTGTAGATCAAGGAAGTGATTGGTCTGCCATATTAACATTTTCGAATGTTGATGGAACAGCAAGAGATTTTACAAATTGCACTGTTGCAGGACAATTAAGAAAAGGGTATGGTTCTTCAACATTTACTGCAATAACGACTACTTTTCCTGCTCCAGTGACTAGTGGTAAAATAAAATTAGCATTAGGAAATGCTACAACAGCAGCATTAAAAGCTGGTAGATATGTTTATGATGTTGAAGTTGTTGATTCACAGGGTTTAAAAAGTAGAGTCGTAGAAGGAATTATAACTTTAACACCAGAGGTCACAAAATAATGGCAGATTTAGTAGTCACAGTAGATTCGCAAGGGAGTACAATTACACCAAGTAATACTACTTTAACAACTTCGAATACAACTGCTGGAATTAGTACTACAGCAATTACTACAGTTGGAATACAAGGTGCATCAGGTGCAGCAGTTCCAATATCTGAAAATGTTCAAGTCGATGTGATTACTGAAGGATTAAATAATGGTTCAGTTTTAGTTTATAAAACGAACACATCTAAATGGACAGCTACAAAAAACTTAAATTTACAAAATGTAGATAGTGGAGAATATTAAATTAGGAGAAAATAAAAAATGGCATCAATAATAAGAATTAAACGTTCCAGTACTTCGGGCAATCCCCAGACACTGGCAGCAGGAGAATTAGCATATTCTTCACTTTCAGGTTTACAGAATAATGGTGGTGATCGTCTATACGTTGGTATAGGTGCAGAAACATCAGGAAATGCTGCAAATCATTTTGTAGTCGGTGGTAAATATTTCACTGATATGTTGGATCATGTACAAGGTACATTAACAGCAGATTCAGCAATTGTCACAGACGCAAATTCTAAAATAAACAATTTAAAAGTAGATAATCTAGATCTAGATGGAAATACAATTACTTCAACAGATGCCAATGGAAATATTGTATTAGATCCTAATGGAACTGGTTATGTATCAATCACTGGAACAAATGGTCTTGTTATTCCAGTAGGAACAACTGCACAACGTTCACCAAACGTTCAAGGAACAATTCGATACAATACTGATACTTCTTCATTCGAAGGATATTCAGGTGCAACTTGGGGATCACTTGGTGGTGTTAAATCTGTAGATGGTTTAACATTTATTAGTGCTGAATCTACTCCAGGAGCATCAAACGATACACTTTCTTTCGTCACAGATAATGTTGAAAGAATGTCTCTTGATACTGATAGTTTAGATATTGCAAGTACAATTACAACAGTAAATATTAACGCAACTACAGCTTCTTCAAACACTACAACTGGTTCATTAGTTGTTGATGGTGGCGTTGGTATAGCTGGAAATTTAAATGTTGGTGGCACTGTAAGTATGGGTGCAGCATCATTTACATCTATCAATAATACACCAATTGGAAATGCTACACCAAGCACTGGTGCATTTACACAAGTAGATACTGATAATATTCGCATTAATGATAATACAATTAGTTCTACTAATGCAAATGGCGATATTATTCTAGCACCAAATGGTACTGGTGATGTACTTTTAGACGCTGATACAGTTAGAATCGGTGATGGTAATTCTACAGCTACTTTTACTTCAAATGGACAAGGAAATTTAGTTTTAAATACTGATGGTGGTGCTAGTTCTGGGTCAATTACGATTGCACATAGTGCTAATGGTGATATTACTCTAGCACCAAATGGTACTGGTAAAACAGTTTTAAATAATGTTTTTATCAATGGTACATCAGATTCTCTTGCTGAATTTATTTACGATACAGTCGGCGGAGCAACTACTGGTGGAACTGGTATTACAGTCACAAATAACGATGCTGGTAATTCTTCTACAATTGCTATTACAAATACAACTGTCACTGCTGGTTCTTATGGTTCATCCACAGAAATCCCTACATTTACTGTAAACGCACAAGGACAATTAACTGCTGCTGGTACAGCAAGCGTTGCATCTACATTAAATATTACTGCTGATACAGGAACAAATGATGCTGTTGCTCTTTTAAGTGAAACATTAAACATTGCTGGTGGTGAAGGAATTGATACAGTTGTATCAAATAATACAATTACGATTGCTGGAGAAGATGCTTCAACAACAAATAAAGGTATTGCTTCATTTGACACAAGCAATTTTACTGTCACATCAGGTGCAGTCTCTACAAAAAATATTACATTAGGATCTTCAACACTAACAAATGGTTCAACAACAACTTCAATAGCTGGATTATTACAATTAGATGTTGATAATATTCAAATTGATGGAAATTCAATTCTTTCAACAAATGCTAATGGTGGAATTACACTTGATCCGAATGGAACAGGACATATTTCTGCGAGCAATGCATTAATTAAAGACGTTGCGAGTCCAGTTGATGGAAACGATGCTGCAAATAAAGCATATGTTGATGCAGTTGCTGAAGGATTACATGTTCATGCATCAGTAAAAGCTGCAACAGTAGCAAATTTAGTTGGTACATATAACAATAATGCTGGCACTTATACACTTTCAGCTGCATTAAATACACTTGATGGTTATTCATTAGTTAATGGTGATCGTATTTTAATTAAAGATCAAACAAATGCTTTTGAAAATGGTATATACGTTCGTACATCAAGCACAGTATTTACTCGTGCTGTAGATTTTAATTCAGTTGCTGAAATTTCTTCAGGTGATTTCTTATTTGTGACAAATGGAACAATTAATGGAAACACTGGTTGGGTGCAAACTATACCAATGGTGACAATAGGTGTCACATCAATTCTTTTTAATCAATTTGCTGGTGTTGGTACATATATTGCTGGAGCTGGATTATTATTTACTGGAAACGTTCTTGATATAGTATTAAAATCAGATGGTGGATTAGAAATTGTTTCAGATGAATTAGGTTTAAAATCATCAACAGCTGGAGATGGTTTAACGTTTTCTGCAGGTGTTTTAAACGTTGGTGGTACAGCAGATAGAATTTCTGTCTCTGCTGATAGTATTGATATTGCTGCAACTTATGTTGGACAAAGTACAATCACAACATTAGGTACAATCGCAACTGGTACTTGGAATGGTTCAACGATTGCTGCAATTTATGGTGGAACAGGACAAAGCACATATGCAATTGGTGATATATTAGTTGGTGCTGCAGCAAACACTTTAAATAAATTAACATTAGGTGGTTCAGGAACAGTTTTACAATCTAATGGAACGACTTTGGTTTATGGCGATGTGGACGGAGGTACATATTAATTTCTAGATTATCTTTCGTTATTAAAAATTAACAAGGAGATAATTAAGATGCCTAAAAAAAAGAAAGCAGAAAGTCTTTCTGATATTCTTGATAGAATTGATGAAGATTTAATGAGTGTTAGAGAAAAAATTGAAGAATTAGAAGATCACGAATGTGACTCGGATGATGAGGATCTAGATGATGAAGATTTAGATTCAGATGACGACGATAGCGAAGAATAAAGAATAAAATACAAAGGCGAAGATCTTAATCGGTCTTCGCCTAATAAACAGGATAAATATTAATGGCAACAATAATTAAAATTAAAGGTTCATCAGTACCAAATCAAGCACCAGTAGCCAATGATTTATCTTTTAAAGAATTAGCGTTAAATTACGCAGATGGAAAACTTTATTTTAAGAATGCTGCTGGACAAATAGCTTATTTCTCATCAGACAGTGGTAGTCAACTTGGACAAGATGATGAGTTATTAAATCAGTTAGCATATGCAATTAAATTTGGTATATTTCCTCTTTCAGATTATGGAAATGTTTCAGATTCAACAACTGATGCATTTGGTCAAATCATAGCATTTACATATGATAATCAAGCAGCAGAGGGTTTAAGAATAGTAGATAACGAAGGATTAGTATAAAATGCCAACACAATTACAATTACGAAGAGGGACTACAGTTCAACATAACACATTTACAGGTGCTGTTGGAGAAGTCACTGTTAATACGACAAAGAAAACAGCAGTCGTTCATGATGGAAGTACAGCAGGTGGTCTTGAATTACTTCGTGCTGATATGTCAAACGTTTTTGCTGCAGCAACTCCATCAATAACTTCTTTAACTACATCAGGAAACGTAGATGTGGGTGGTAATTTAACTGTCACTGGTACAACTACATTTAATGGCGGTACAATCACTATGGGTGATGCTGATACTGATAATGTTGTATTTGGTGCTGATGTAAATTCAAATATTCTTCCAAACACAGATAACACTTATTCATTAGGAAATTCTTCAAAGAAATGGTCTGATGTAAGAACAGTATTACTTACAACTACAGGTGCTGCTTCATTAGGAAGCACTCTTGATGTCACAGGAAATGTTGCAGTTAATACAAATAAATTTACAGTTAATGCTACAACTGGAGACACTGTTGTTGCTGGCGATTTATCCATAGGTGGTGGTGATATTATTGTTCCTGCAGGAAATTTAAGAATCACAACTCCCGCAATTGGCACGCAATTAATACTAAATTCAAATGGAAGCGGAGTTGACATTGGAAATGCGTTTGGATCAGGTATAATAGTTGTTCGCGACTTTACAACCTTTTTTAAATCTATTGAAATAGTAGGACAAAGTTTAAGTACTAACCAAACTACATTTAATTTATTAAACACAAATGCAACTACTCTAAACGTAGGTGGTGCTGCTACAACTTTAAATCTTGGTGCTGCATCAGGTACTACGACAGTTGGTAATAATTTAACAGTCACAGGAAATTTAACTGTAAATGGTGCAACGACTACAGTTAATTCTACAACACTTACAGTAGATGATAAAAATATAGAATTAGCTTCAACTGCATCACCATCGGATGTTTTAGCAGATGGTGCTGGTATAACAATTAAAGGAACAACTGATAAAACATTTAATTGGGTTGATGCAACAGATGCATTTACATCAAGTGAAAATTTAGAAACTGCTGCAGGAAAAACAGTCGCATTAAGTGGTTCAACTTCAGGCAAAACAACATTAAACGTTTTAGCAACTGCAAGTGGAACATTAACTTTACCATCAGCAACAGATACACTAGTTGGAAAAGCAACTACTGACACTCTTACAAATAAATCAATAAGTTTAACTACTAATACAATCAGTGGCACATTAGCTGAATTCAATACAGCATTATCTGATGATAATTTTGTTTCATTAACTGGAGCAGAAACACTAACAAATAAAACACTAACATCTCCAATAATTTCTAGCATCTCTAATACTGGAACATTAACTTTACCTACTTCCACAGATACATTAGTTGGTCGTGATACAACAGATACATTAACAAATAAAACATTAACTGAACCTAAATTTGTGAATGGTGGATTTATTGCAGATGATACAGGTAATGAGCAAATTAAATTTACTAAAACAGCTTCAGCAGTAAATGAATTAACAGTTTCAAACGCAGCAACAACAAATAGACCTTCTATTGAAGCTACAGGAGATGACACAAACATTGGAATTAGTATAACACCAAAAGGTACTGGGACAATTGTTGTAGGAAATTCAATTATACCATCAGCTAATGCTACAATGGATTTAGGATCTGCTTCAAATAAATTTAGAGATTTATATTTACATAACTCTTCATTCTTTATGGGAACTACAAAAGTGACAATGCATGCAGATGGTTATCTAGTATTTAATAACAATTCTGGTGGTGGATATCCTGCAGGATCTAACGTGTCAGTTGCTACAGCTACAAATGGGGTTGCTCCAACTACAAGCACTACTGCAGCATTAGCAATTGCTCTTGGAGGTTAATCATGCCTGTCTCTACAAGAGAAGGACTTAAAGAATATGCACTTAAAAAATTAGGTGCACCAGTAGTTGAAATTAATGTTGACGATGGTCAATTAGAAGATCGTATTGATGAAGCATTAGAGTATTTTACAGTTTATCATTGGGATGGTACTGAAAGAGTATATGTTTCTCATCAAGTACAAAATGCTGATATACAAAATAAGTATATTCCTGTTTCTGATAATATTTATGGTGTAAATAGAGTATTTGCGATTTTTGCTGGTTCATCAACAAGTAAAAATATTTTTGATTTACAATATCAGTTAAGATTAAATGATTTGTATGATTTAACATCAACATCAATTGTATATTATACAACTGTAATGAATCATTTACAATTGCTTGATACTATTTTAAATGGTAAACCTTTGTATCGTTTTAATCGTTTAACAAATAGATTAAATATTGATATTAAATGGGGAACTGCTGTTAAAGCTAATGATTATATAATATATGATGGATATAGATCTATCAATCCTAACACATTTACTAAAATTTGGGATGATCAATGGTTAAAGAAATATACGACTGCTCTTTTTAAAGTGCAATGGGGAACTAATCTTAAAAAGTTTTCAGGATTAGAACTTCCTGGAGGAGTGACTCTTGATGGTGATAAACTTTATGCTGAAGGTATTGAAGAAAAAACAAAACTTGAAGAAGAATTATCAGGAAAGAATGCACCTTTAGAATTCATGGTAGGATAAACATATGAGTAGAAATGTTTATTTTTCTAATGGTACTGCGAGTGAACAAAATCTTATAGAAGATTTAATTATTGAAAGTTTAGGAATTTACGCACAAACTGTTTATTATATTCCAAGAAAATATGTAAACAAAGACCAGATATTAGGTGAAGATACATTAAGCACTTTTAATCATGCATATCCAGTTGAAATGTATTTTGAAAATGTAAAAGATTATGAGGGTGCGGGACCATTTGTAAGTAAATTTGGTTTAATGATTGAGTCATCTGCTACATTAGTTGTAGCAAGAAGAAGATGGAATCAACTTGTTGGATCATACGGAAACACAATATTAACAAATCGTCCAGTTGAAGGAGATTTAATTTACTTTCCTTTAACAAAAAGTTTATTTGAAATAAGATATGTAAAAGATAAAGATCCTTTTTATCAATTAGGAAAACTTTATGTTTATAAATTACAAATTGAATTATTTCAATATGCTTCTGAAAAAATTGACACAGGTGTACCTGAAATTGATGTATTTGAACCTTTAAAAACGTTTAATACAGATCCTAATCGTAATGAAGTTATGTATGTTAATAGCATAACCTTTACAAATGTGGGAGCAGGTTATAATACAGCACCAACAATTACATTTAGTGGTGGCAATCCAAGCACAGTCGCTACAGCTACTTGTACTATAACAAATGGTAAAATAACTGGTGCTACAATTACAAATGTAGGAAATGGATATAAGAGTGTTCCTTCAGTAGTAATTAGTGCTCCACCAGCTGGTGGAACACAAGCAGTTGCAACTTGTACCATTAATATGAATATTGATAAACAAGGTGGATTTGCTGATAACGTTTCAATTAAAGTTGAAAGAGATTCAAATAATAATAAAGTGGCTTGGTCTGAAAATAATCCATTTGGAGAATTTTAATGTTAAATAAACCTCCATATTATCATGAGACTATAAGAAATTGTATTATAGGATTTGCTAAGATATTTTCTGATTTAAAAATTGAAAGAAAGAAAGCAAACGGAACAGTAGAGCAAACAATTTTAATTCCAATTGCTTATGCACCAAAAGAGAAGTGGATTCAAAGAATAGAACAAGATCCTACTCTTGATAAACAAGTAATGGTGACATTACCAAGACTTTCTTTTGAAATGACTGGTATTAGTTTAGATGCGACAAGAAAAGTTTCTCGTACATCATCTATAACAAAGAATAAATTTGGAGTAAATACAACAAATAAAGTTTTTGCTCCAGTACCATATAATTTAGATGTAAGTTTATATTGTATATCAAAGACTACAGAAGATGGTTTACAAATAATAGAACAAATTTTACCTTATTTTACGCCAGACTTCACAATGAGTATTCAATCAATGAAAACTCCATTGGATATAGTGAGTGATGTACCGATAACACTTCAAAGTGTCACATTTACTGATGAATATGATGGTTCATTTGATACTAGAAGATTTGTGACTTGGACATTAGCATTCCAATTAAAGATAAATCTTTTTGGATATGTAAATCCAGATGGTAAAATTATTTCAAAAGTGATTGTAGATATAGGCAATCCTGATGAACAGTTTACAGTAATTGGCAACCTAAATACAGGTGGAATTACAAGTGAAACGTGGGAACAAATATTTAAAACATCACAATTTGATATTAAATAAAGGAAAATAAAATATGGCAAAACAAACAGTAAACGTTGGAGCATCACCAAACGATGGTACAGGTAATACCTTACGTGATGGTGGCGTAAAGATCAACTCTAATTTTACAGAACTTTATGATGGTCTTGGAGGAAACACAATTAGACTTGCTATTCCTGCTGGTGCTATTACTAATGGTTCTACACTAAAATTTGATGGAACAAATTTTGTTCCAAATACAGATATTGACACAAATACTACTTATGCAATCAGTGCTGAGACTGTAGCGAGTGGTGCAAAACTTCGTCTATCAGGTTCAGATGCAACTACTGATGATGTATCTATCTTATCTGCAAATGCTGGTTTAACAATTACTCGTACAGATGCGAGCACAATTACTGTCACCAACAATAACGCAACACCTATAACATACTCTATCGATGTTGCAGCTATTCAAGCTGGTGCAAGAGATTTACAATTAACTGGATCAAATGCTTCACTTTCTACTGTAAGAATAATTGCTGGAACAGGTTTAACAATTTCTAACCCAACAAGCAATGCAGTTGAATTAACTGCGTTAGTTCAATCAGTAAATGGTTCAACAGGAGCAATTGAGACAAGAAGAACTTATATATTAGGTGGTGCAGGAACCACAGATTATACAGTCACTGGTCCAGGATTACTAACAGCTGGTGAAGGAGATCCAGACATTATTGCTCAAAGAGGTGAAACGATTCGTATAACAAATACAAGATCAGGTCAAATAGTTGAAGTTTTAACTGCAGCAAACGCAATACCTGCAGGTGATTATATTTCATCAACGAATGCAACTGCGAATATAGCAGATCAAAACCAAACTATTACATTTTCTATTCCTATGACCGCAGCAACTGGAAATACATTTAAA